TTTGTTTACGATGCGGCAACAGGGCTTTTTTACCGTGTAGGGCGCTACCCAGCTAGACCTTCAGGGCGCGTAAATAGCCGCGGTTACGTTATTTTAAGAATAAAAGGGCAAACGTATTTTGCTCATCGTTTGGCATGGCTTTACATTTACGGCGAGTGGCCCAGCGCGATTATAGACCATATAAATCGTGAGCGCGACGATAACCGGTTAAGCAATTTAAGGGATGTTTCGTCATCGCAAAATAATTTGAACAGAACCATAGACACAAAAGGCCGCGGAGCGTCAGGACGCAAAGGTATCGCCGTTTTAAAACGCAAAGACGGAACCCTTCGCTATCAAGCCGTCCTATGTAGAGATGGCGACGTTGTCTATTTAGGGTTGTTTGATGACATCGAAGCTGCTTCCGCCGCGTATGAAGCCGCGGCAGCAAAACGAAATATAAGGTAGCCCTTCGGCATGAAGATTTATATCCACCTAAAGCACATCGGCACCAACCCTATAGCGTTGCCTGTGACCGCGCTTGTCGGTCCTGCACCTATGCCAGACCTTAAAGTGGGCGATCAGTTTCACATCGAAGGCACGCCTAACGATGTGCGGTGGGAAGTGACATCAGTAGAGATGCGGTATGACTGAGAAAGAAATAGAGCGGTACTTCTGTAAACGTGTGCGGGCAGCCGGCGGCTTTGCCTATAAGTTCCGCAGCATTACGCAGATCGGTGTGGCCGACCGCATAGCATGTATGCCCAACGGCGAGGCTTGGTTCATAGAACTGAAGCAGCCTAACGGTCGGCTGTCTGCGTTGCAGCGTATCTTCGCTGATGAAATGAAGCACACCAAGCAGCACTACGCGTGCCTGTGGTCAGTAGAGGATGTGGACGCATGGCTAGCCCGTTTCAACTAAGGCCGTATCAGCAAGAGGCGGCGACGTTTCTGTACGAGCGCGACCGCGCCATGATCCTTGCGCCTGTTGGTGCGGGCAAGACGGCTATCACGCTGACAGCGATGGATGAGATGCTGCGCGACGGCCATGTCAAACGCTGGCTGGTGGTAGCGCCTAAGCGCGTCTGCACAGATGTGTGGCCTGTCGAAGCACCGAAATGGTCTGGCGTTACTCCTGCACTGGCGGTCGGCACGCCAGCGCAAAGGGTGGATGCGTTACAGAGCAACGCCAGTGTCGTTGTTATTAACTATGATAACCTAGATAAGCTAGAGGATTTATCAGGCTTCGACGGAATTGTTTTCGACGAACTGACGCGGTTAAAGAACCCCAGCGGCAAACGTTTCAAGTCGCTGGAAAAGCTGCTGGCTAACGTCAAGGTGCGCTGGGGATTGACAGGCTCGTTCACGTCGAACGGGCTGGAGGATGTCTTCGGCCAGTGCAAGATCATCGACCAGACGCTGCTGGGCCGCGCCAAGGGCGCGTTCATGCAGCAGTATTTCATCTGCATCAACCGCGACTTCGGCCAGTGGGTTCCGGCCGCCGGTGGGTTGGAGCAAGTCATGCAGCGTATCCGCCCTGCGACGTTCGTGCTGGAGCCGGGCGAGTACAAGGACAAGCTGCCGCCGTGCCATGTCACAGAGGTGCGCGTGCCGCTGGACGACCGCGCACCCTACGAAAAGATGAAGCGGGAATATGTTGTGCGCTTTGGCAACGACCAGATCGTAGCGCAGAACGCCGCGTCGGTGACGACCAAGCTGCAACAGATGGCGTCCGGCTTTGTCTACAACCGCGACGCAGGCACGCCGTCCATCTGGTTTAGCAGCCACAAGTTCGACCGGCTGGAAGAACTGCTGGCGGAGAACCAGCGGGCCAACACCATCGTCGCGTACACCTATCAGGAAGAGTTGGCGGAACTAAAGCGCCGCTTCCCGCACGCAAAGACAATGGACGATCCCAACGTCATCGAACACTGGAACGCAGGACAGGTCGAATTGCTGCTGGCGCACCCTAAGTCCGCCGGCCATGGCCTGAACCTTCAGCATGGCGGCTGCCACATGGTGTTCCTGTCGCTGCCGTGGTCGCTGGAACTGTACGAGCAGACGGTCGGGCGGCTGCACCGCAGCGGCCAGACGAAGGATGTCTGGGTCTACGTGATGCTGACTGAGAAGAGTATTGACGAACGTATATGGGCGGCGCTGCACGACAAGCGTGCGGTGTCCGACATAGCATTAGAGGAACTGAAAAATGAGTAAACTAAACTGGCGGTCGATGATCGCCGTGCTGGCCGACCTTACGGAAGACGAATTGAAGACGGCGCTGGACGCTGAATTGAAGACGCACAAGCGCCCGGCCATCGCCCGGCGGCTGCACCAGCGTTACTCCGCAATGCGGACGGCGCGGGAGCGCGTCGAGATTATGAAAGGGCTGAAGAAATGATAGACGACAAGAGCGATGCGGGCGCATGGGCCGAAGCGCTGGCGTTCAAAGACGCCATCAACCCCGACCATTACAAGCGCGGCGGGATCGAAGCTATCGACTTCATTCAGGCCAAGCTGTCGCCGGAAGAGTTCGCCGGTTATTGCCGCGGCAACATGCTAAAATACTTGAGCCGCTTAGGCCATAAGGACGAAGCGGCTCAAGAGATGCGTAAAGCTATTTGGTACGGTGAGCGTTGGCTGGCCGCGCGCGACAGTCAATAACCTTTGCTTTCTTCACCCAAAGGACGCCACTTCTCTAGCTTGGCGTAATGCTTTTTGACGTAACGCGTTGCGAAGGGTTCTTTAGTTTTCAGCCGCGTAATCATCGCGTCTACGCTCTCGTTGGCAACACCAGCAATAGCCATGTCGTTGGTGTAAGACGTAGGATCGATGGCAGGGATGTCAGGCCAATAGCCTTTCTTCTTGTACGGGCTGTCGTTGCGTACCAGCGACCGCGCCTGTAGCCTGTACTCGCTGTCCATGTTCTTGCGACCGTAGAACTTGGCGATGGCGGCTATCTCTATGGCTTGGCCTGTCAATTCACGCTCATGCAGATTAAATGGCAGCGCCTTCATACCCACCAGCATCATTAGCGGCAATGCAGCCAGCGCGTATAGGGGGCCGAAAGCAATACCAAGCCCAGCGCCAATTACGACCGGCACCAGCCAGAACCAGAACGCATAACGCCAAAACTCATAATATTCTTGAAGCAGCACGGCAGAGAAGTATCGCGTGCCTGTATGGATGACTATACCGGCAGGCCCATTCTGGGCGAAGTCGCGGTTGCTTTTGATTATGCGGATCATTTTACGCCTTTCGGGCAGTCTGCTTCGCAGATGCACACAAACTTGCTGTTATGGGCTTCAATCTCTAACACGGTTTCAGCCGTGTCTTTAGTCATGTCGTAAGAGATAGGTTTAGCAATAGCGCAGTAGCTATTTAGGTGCGCGGGCGCGGTCAAATCGGTTACGCAGCCGCTCGTCACGGTCAGGATCGGGAGTAACAATAGCCGCTTCGCCAAGTTCAATTTGTCTGTTGATGGCATCATTCGCCTCCTTAATGGTCTCTTGACGGCCTTGCTGCTTCCAATGCGTTTGGTCGAGATAGGCAAAAAGCCTTTCGATTAACGCCAGCAGGGCCGTCAACAGCTTCATTATTCCGCGGCCTCGGCGGGGGCTTTCTTGCTTGCTACCGACCATATAGCAACGCCAATGGTCGCTATTGCACCAGCCAATGCTTCAGCCGTTGCGCCGTCGATAAGACCTTTTCCCGCAAGATAACCGAACCCAGCCGCAGCAAGTGTACGAACGATCCCATATAACTGATCTTTCTTCATGTCATTTTCCTTTCGGATAAAACTTCCAAGGCAGTTCCCAGTGTGGGCCGTCCTTGAACGTGCGCCAATCGCCGCCCCATTGCAGCGGCACTTTCTCCGCCGCCGCAGCGGCCTTCACAATCTTGGCTAGCCGATGGTATAGCGGCCAATCCCAAGATACCTTACCGCCGATCATGGGCGCAAGATCGACAGCATGTCCAGTGATGTGACGCGAGTTCATCGTCTTCGACGCGCCCTGCTTGACCAACTGCTTCTGACGCTCGACGGTACGCAGACCTTCCAGCACCGTAAAGTCGAGGTCGGACATCGCCGCCGCCTTCTTGACGACACGCACCAGATCAGGGTGGACGCCCTCAAGCCGTGACAGACTGCGCTGGCCTAAGATGATACTCATATGCCCACCTGAAAAGCAATCTTGATAAGCAGCAAAAGAATGGCGCCGGCCACGGCCAGACCGATAGTTTCCAAACGTTTTAAGCGCGCGCAGATACTCTCGTACCGCAACGCGCAGACCTGTTCGTGCGTGTTAAGTTGTGCTTGGGTCTGGTCAATGGAAGTCATTATTAGCGTCTCATCTTGTTGGCGGGTACTCTGCCATATATCGGTACGGGATAACCTTCGGAATAGTCAATATCTATCAACGGTTCACCGGTTTCAGGATCGTACTGAGGGAACGACAATTCAGTATTGATGCCTTCGGCGCGCGCCGCCATGGGGGCCATTGTATTCTGGACCATTGCCGGCGCGCGGCTCATAAACCTATCTATATATTCTGTCGAAGGCTGCACCCGTAGCAGTTCACCCGCTTTTGACGGTGACGCTAGTGACGGCGCCAATTTACGCATGATGCCCGTTGACAGCCGTTCAGCTAACTTCTTTTCCGCTTCCGTAGCAAACTGACCGCCGCCGTATACGCCCGGCAAACCGCCGACCACACGCGACGCACCACGCAAAAAGAAGTTGGCCGTACCCGGCTCAAATGCTTCGCGGACGCTTGCTTGCGCGCCGCTGGACAAACTAAGTTTTTGCGCCGGGTCTAAATCTTCAAGACCTGTTTGCGCTACGGCGCGGGTTGCGCTTATGTCGCCGCCAAGTTTTTGTGCGACGCCTAAGACCGGCTCTTGCAATTCGGCGTTGATATCAAACCGCCCCGGGCCTAAAATGTTTGACACGAATTCCGTGTCTTCACCCTCCATAACCTTAGCAAACCTTGCGGGGGACAGTTTGGTAAGTTCCCGCTGAAGCTGTTGGCGCTCAATACCTTTCATGCCTTCGGCAAAACTATTTAGATACGCCTTCCAGCCGCGCCCGCCGGCGGCTTCAATAG